CTAAGAATGTGGTCTGATGCTATTGCCGCCGGCATTATCACTCCAGAGTATGCCGCTCAGAAAGAGGGCTTAAATGTCTGAAATTGAAACACGTTCACTCGAGCTGAGACTTGAGAACCTAGAAGAACGCACAATCACTGGTTTGGCTGTTCCTTACAACCAAGATGCCAACATTGGTGGCGTTTACAACGAACGCTTTGCACCCGGTGCGATTGACTCCATCGAAGACGTAAAACTCTTTTATGGCCACGAAACTCCTATCGGTGTTGTTACTGATGGTCGGGAGACCGATGGCGGTTATGAGATCACTGCAAAAGTGTCTGAGACCACTCTCGGCAACGATGTGCTTACGCTTATGCGTGATGGAGCACTAAACAAGTTTTCGGTGGGCTTTGTGCCTGTTTCACAAGAACAGGATGGCTCAACGATTACACGCACCAAGGTTTCCTTAAAGGAAGTCTCGGTCGTGCCTTTTCCTGCTTATGCAGGTGCAAGTATCACCGAAGTTCGAGATGAAGAACGTGAAATCGTTCAGCCTGCCGAACCAACCCCTACCCCTATCAAAGAAAGCGAGTCCGAATTGGAAAACTCCAACATCGAACTTGACGTTCGCTCAGTTCAGGATGAAGTTGCAGAACTTCGTCGTGTTGTTGAGTCGTCTGTCTCACCAGTAGCCCCATCGGCTCCTGACTACATGAACTACCGCTCATTCGGCGAATACGCTCAGGCGTTCGCTAAGGGTGAGCCTGCTGCAATCGAATTGGCTCGTGCCGCTTCGACTTCGGCAGACACCTACGCCGCTCCTGGCTACATTGGTTACATCAACAAGCTCATCCAGAGCAACCGCCCATCATGGAACGTATGGAGCACCTCGGTTCTTCCTGCTACCGGTATGACTGTTGAGTATGCTGCCATTACTGCTAACACCCTAGCCGTTGGCCAGCAAGACCCAGAAAATGAAGCACTTTCGTTCGGTAACCTAACCATCGACAGCATTTCAACCGCTGTGGACACCTACGGCGGTTACACCACTGTCTCGAAGCAGGCTCTGCTTCGTGGCTCGGTTGACTACGCAGGTATCGCATTCGATGCACTAGCAGTTGCTTACGCTAACGCAACCAACACTGCAGCCAAGGCAAAGATTGCTGGCCTTGACTTCACTGGTAAAGTTATGGACCTAGATGGTGGCACTGCTACCTCAGTTATCGAGGGTCTAATCGACGGTGTGAAATACATTAAGGCTAACTCTGGTCTAAACGCCGAGTTCATCCTTTGTGGCCCTGCTGCTTACAAATACTTCATGAAGATTGCCGACACTGCTGGCCGTCCAATCGTGAACGTAAACAACGACGGTTCAAACACCTTTGCTACCGCCAACAACGACCTAACCGGTTCAATCTGGGGCATCCCAGTAGTTGTTGACCCAACCCTAGGCGACACCCTGGCTTACCTTGCAAACTCTCGTGCATTGCTAACCATGGAGTCAAACGGCTCGGGAACCCGACTAACCGCTCAGGATGTTTCGACCTTGACCGACACGCTATCTCTATACGGCTTCGCAGCAATTGCTGTTCCGTTTGAGTCTGCAATCGTCAAGCTAGACTTCACCGCTTAGTCCGACTAATGGCTGTAACGATAGAAGAGTTTCGTGCTTACATTGGCACGGATGAGACAAGCGACTTTGTTTCTGAATGCTTGACCGCTGGTCTTGCTTTGGTTACCAAGTTTGTTGGAACAGCGACTGTGCCTAGCACAATCCTGGACAACGCAACTCTCATGGCTTCAAGCGAACTCTTCTATCGTCGCCAGTCGCCCCAAGGTGTTACCCAGTTTGCGTCAATGGATGGAAACCCTATCCGTGCCGCTAAAGACCCTATGAACGCCGCTAGGGAACTCCTACGGCCATACACGTCTTACGGGTGCTAAATGCCTGTAAACGAAATCACTGCATCTAAGGCAGAATACGCTCTTGCGTTGACTGCTCTTGGGCTACGGGTTTCGGCTTACATTCCTGAACGAGTAGTGCCACCGACAGTTATCATCGGGCCGGGTTCACCATACCTAACCCCGGTAACCGTTGACGGCGAATACCTAATGAACCTTGAACTCATGGTTATCTCAGCAACAGCTGTAAACGTGAAGTCAACGGAACTTTTAGACCTAGCGATTGAGACCATTCTCAACGGCAACCCGGGCTACGCTCACGTTTCCAGCGTGGGCCAACCATACGCTTTACAAACCAACAACGCAGAGTTTCTTGCAGCTAACATTTCTGTAGACCTCCGCATAACCCTTTAAGGACACAAAATGGCTATTGCTATCCCAAGAGTGATTGCAAGAAACATCACTCTAACCATCGACGGTGTTGACTATGCTCCACAGGTAAACATGGTTGAACTAACTTTGGGCGACGCTCCTGGTGGCGTTCAGGCGTTCACTGAAGTCCGTCCAGACGGCGAGTGGGCGATGCAAATCGACGCTTACTTCTCACAAGACGGCGACTCATTGAACCGTTTACTATTCAACGAGTTTGGTAACGAAATTCCATTCATCATCAACCCAGGCGGCGGAACCATCGGTGCAGACAACCCTGCCTACACCGGCACCCTGATTGTGAACGAACTCCCACCACTATCGCTTACTTCCAACGAAGAAGTTTCATTCTCGGTTACCTTGCGAGTAAAGAACACCGGGCTAGACGTAGCTTCAAAGCTCTACTACGGCCTAACCATCGACATCACCCCGTAATTCGTTTAGGCGTTCCGATGGCTGTAAAACTTAAAGCAAACGAACAGGCAATAACCGTTGACGGTTTGGTTCAATGCATTAAGGCTTTGCAAGCCGTCGGGACACCTGTCGAAGCAATCAGGGAAGCCAATGAAGCTGTTGGTGCCATGGTTGTTAGAACAGCCAAGAACATTGCCCCGGTGCGTTCAGGTGATTTACGCCGCACTATCAAAATGAGTAAAGCCACGACCAACGTCAAAATACGTGCCGGGTTAAGGAAAGTGCCATACGCTAACCCGATTCACTGGGGATGGTTCTACGACAAACGAAACTTCATTACTAAGAACATCAAACCTAATCCGTTTATGGCTAGGGCACTTGGTTACAATAGGGATGAGATACTGACGAAATACGCCAGTGAGATGAAGAAACTCATCGACAAATACGCACCACCAGCAAGCGTAAAAAAATGGTGGTAGACAAGGAAAACAAATGAACTTCGACCAAATACCAATCAAAGACATTGAGCAAGTTGAAATCGAGACCGGCTACATGATTGAAGACCTGTTCAAGGGCGACAACAAGTCTCCGTATCGCAAACGTGCTATCGCTTTTCTATCAGCTCGTAGCCGTGGTGAAGAAGTTACTTGGGAAGAGACAGGCAACAAGACTGTTCTTGAACTTTCAAAGATGGTCGCTGAGGTCGACGAAGAAGACCCAAAAGACGAATAAGGGAGAAACAGATGACTCGTATGGCTAACTTTTGCATACGTTTCCAGATGACCCCTGCAACTTATTATTCACTAACCGTTAGTGAAGTGGCTGCTTTTTGGGAAGCAGTTGCACCTAAGACAGATTTACGAGGACTTATCTAATGGCAGCCAAGATGTTCGCTGAAGTTGTTATTGCTGGCTCTTACAAGAACCTGTCAAAGTCAACTCGTGGTGCTTCAAAAGAACTGACCATGTTTGAGAAGACCGCCAAGAAGATTAGTGCGGCCGTTAGTGCAGCGTTTGCTGGTATTGCTATTGCCGGTATCACCATGCTCACCGACGCAATCATAGACATGGCTAAAGCAGCTGCTGACGACCGCAAGTCGATGGCCCTACTAAACAAGACCATGGAAAACAGTTGGGGAGAAACTGAAGCTCTAACTTCTGGAACTGAAGAATACATCAACCAAGTTTCAAACTTGACTGCCATCATGGATGACGACCTACGACCAGCGTATGCCAAAATCGTAAGAGTAACTAAAAGCTCTCAAAAAGCACAGGCTGCGTTCAACCGAGTTATGGACATTGCCGCCGGCACAGGCAAAGACGTAAACCTTGTCGCTCAGGCTTACTCACGTTATCTTGGTGGCAACAAAACAGCATTAGACAAACTGATACCTGGTCTTAAAGACGCTGGAGATAAACTGGCTTTTATTGACGAAAAGTATCTTGGACTTGCTGAAGTTGCTGGCTCTAACGACCCATTCGCTAAAATCAACGTCGTGCTTGAAAACTTCAAAGAAAAAATTGGAACAGCATTCTTACCT